CTACGGAGATAATGTTAGGTGCGTTAAACTTCATCCTATTGCTTCCTGCGACTATTATAGAGTTGGGTTGGATACCTCTCTACCAAATATATGGTTTACTTGTAGGAGGCTTTCAGCTTTTTGCAGTTGCTAACAAGAACATCAAGTACAGAAAGACTGCATCATTACTCTCATTTACAGTCTTTAGTACAACCGTAACATTCTACGCTTTGAGCGGTTATCTTAATGAGAGTGCAAGTCATTGGGGATGGGTAGTATTATGGTTATCCTCATTAAGTAGTGTAAAGAGAGTGCATAGCGAATTTTGGCATAGACAATGGAACAACAAGGAATAATCATAGCGGTAGTAACTGCGCTCACCTCTGGAGCAGCTTGGAAGTTTTGGGAGGCAAGACTCAAGACCAAACAACAAGAGAGAGAAATAGACAGAGAGGAAGACTTCGCCTATCGTGATGATCTTAAATCTCGTGTACAAAGGTTAGAGGATTTGCTTACTGAAAGCAATGAAAAGGTATTGGCTTTGACGGCTGAAGTACACGCTCTACGAACAGAGGTACACTTCTTGACTAAAGAAAACGAAAGACTAAAGAACATACGATGAACGACACCGACTTTGGATTCTCAAACGACTTTGAGGACTTTGTAAACGATTTAACTAACGATACTGCTAACGACAAGGCTTGTTCTATTGAGAACCCAGATTGTGAGGCTTGTGGTTCGTAGGTGGTGCGAATTAGAACCAAAGGAATGTACTTGTAAAAAGAATTGTAATGAATCCATTAATAACAAAACTACTCGGAAAAAGCGCACAGGAGACGATAGAAGCCGTTTCTAATGTCGTAGACAAGTATGTATCCACTCCAGAGGAGAAAGCCGCTCTAAAGGCTTCTATTGAGTCGGAGATAAGTAATCGATGGAAATCAGATATGAGTTCTGATAGTTGGCTAAGTAAAAACGTGAGACCATTAACCTTAGTGGTGGTCGTATCGTTTTTAGTCATAGCTACTTTCTTTGATGGCTTAGGTATACTAGAAGTAGATAGTGCTTGGATAAGCCTTTGGAATATGCTTAGTGTAACGGTTGTAGGTGGGTACTTCGCAGTACGCACCGTAGACAAGCGTGGTAAACTAAAATGACTCTAGAGTAAGAGTATATATATTTCTACCCTTTAGGGGTAGATATATATACTCTAATAGTATACTAAAGTAAAAAAAAGGGATTCCCTGGTTAACCGCCAAACTTTCAAATCAAACTTTTTTCACAGACTTATACACACGTATCAGTTTTTTTATTACATTTGGGTATAACCAAAAATAAAAATGCTATGGTAAATGTTATGAGTTTAGAAGATTGTATGAGGTGTGTATGCTTTGCAGGCATTGAGTACAAGGAGATGGTAAAGCACTACGATAATACTGCGATGGGTGATAACTTCGCTGTAGTTGCTCCCGATAATTCAGTAGTAGGCATCTTCCTACCTAATGAGCAGTACGACACCTACTACCTATCGTTTGAAGACGAGCGTACAGGTACAACTCAAATCGAAGAGTTTAACACTTTCCGTTCACTAATAGGTTACCTCAAGGAGCAGTTTGAGAACCTCATCTAATAAAATGCAATGCGACACTCAAAAGGTGTCGCTTTTTTTTTATACTTTCACGACAATCAAAAACAGATGCTATGACAAACGAGACTTATGAACTTTCTCAGGCAAGAGTTGAGGCCTTAGAGAAAGAGGTTAATTTACTAAAGCAATTTATAGTGAGGGACTATCAGCGGAAAGACATATCTGCTGAGACGGCCCTCTTTCTATTTGAGAGGTTTAAACAGGAACAAAATGAAGATTCACAAAGAGATTCAGAAAGTAGAGCATTATGAAAAATATGAAGTCAATAAAATCACCTTACACAACCACCTATACCTCCACTTCGGAATCCCAGACAGGCAACTTAGCGACTACCGATATGGCAAGTACCAAACAGGATACTACCTCGACACCAAGTTACTATCTCGGTAAGTACAAAGGCATTGAGGCTTTTGATGTATGTATGGACTTTGCAAGAGACTCTTACAACATTGGTGTAGCTATCGCCTACTTGCTACGAGCAGGTAAGAAACCAAACAATCCTATGGCTAAGGACTTGTTGAAAGCCATAGATCACATAAACAAAGAAATAGAATACATTGGTTATGATATTGAAAGAGCTATGCTTAAATCTCAAGCTACCGAAGACGATAAGTCTTAACTCACTATACGCAGGTAAGCATTGGACATTTAGAAAAAAAACAAAAGATGAATATAAAAAAATCGTGGAGTCAGAATTGGCTCGTTATGACCACCATCTTGCAGAGACTTGTACTCTCGTTATTAGGTATAATACTCGTGCCGATGTGGATAACCTTGTTTTGGTTTCAAAATTTACTGCTGATACTCTCGTGGCTAACGGATGGATTCCTGACGATAGCCCTAAATACTATCACAAACTCACTATCGTTTATGACCAAACGGTTGAAAAGAATTATTGTGAGGTTGAGGTTAGATTAAGGAACGCAGTACCTACAAATGAAGATTAACCAACTAGATTTATTCAGCGGTATAGGAGGCTTTCATTTGGGCTTCGAGCGTGCAGGCTATGAGGTGACCTCTTGGTTTTCCGAAGTAGACAAGCACGCAATAGCAGTATATCAACACCAATTTAAAGATGCAACTTATGTCGGGTCAGTTAGAGATGTTCGGGGAGCAGGCCTCCCAAAAATCGACCTTCTCACTTTTGGAAGTCCTTGCCAAGACTTTAGTCAGGCTGGAAATCGCAGGGGTCTCGAAGGAGACCGAAGCAGTCTTATCTCTGAAGCAATACGGCTTATCGGAGAATGCAGACCAAGAGTTTTTATTTGGGAGAATGTTAAAGGAGCATTCAGCTCAAACGATGGGGCAGACTTTGCGGCAATCCTCCAAGCCTTTGTTGACATTGGGGGCTATAGACTTGAATGGCAATTGCTTAATACATCGTGGTTTTTACCCCAAAACAGACCTAGAGTATACCTTGTTGGACATCTTGCAGAAGCCAGAGGAGATTGGGGAGGAGTATTTCCTATCGGAGTCTCAGGTGATGAGTCTAACGTCAGGGTTTCAAAAGTCGCAAATACATTACAGTCCCCTGGCCACAGCGGAGGAAACTACCGAGGAATGAATATGATAGCTGTACGCAGTGCTAAGGAATGTGGGTATGAGGAAGCTGAGGTAGGTGACAGCATTAACCTAACGGCTATCAACTCAACTACTCGCAGGGGTCGAGTGGGTAAGCAGAAAGCGCAAACACTTGACACCTTGTGCGAGCAGGCAGTGGTAGATGGCTATAAAATTAGGAGGCTTACACCTATAGAGTGTGAACGCCTTCAGGGGTTTCCTGATAACCATACGCTTTATGGATCATACGAAGGAAAGGTGAAGGAGATGAGTAACACACAACGCTATAAGCAGTGCGGTAATGCAGTCACGGTTGACGTGGTAGCGGAAATTGCTAAAAGATTATTGCCGTTGTATGAATAATTTTGTTAATTTCGAATCAGTTTAATAATCAATAAAAGAGATGCTATGAAAACAGCAGTAGTTCAAGAGGTGAAGCCTGTAGGCGAGCCAAGAGAAGGTCAGTACGGAATGATGTACACCTATGGAGTTAGATTTAATAATGGAGACTCTGGTCTTTACACATCAACTCAAGAGAATCAAAACAAGTTTGTAGTAGGTGAAACAGCCCACTACCTTGATGAGGCAAGACAGAGTAAGACAGGTAAGACTTGGTATAAAATCAAACCTGCTAATCCTCAGTATGATGGTCAGGTAACGAATGCACCACAGCAGGTAGCCACCGCCCCTTCAACGGGCGGAGGTGCTACCACCTCAAAAGATGTACTTATTGTACGTCAAACAGCACTGAAGGCAGCCGCTGAGTTTGCCTCAAGTATGGATGCCACTCATATGGATGTATTGAGGTTGGCAGAATCTTTTAAGGATTGGGTACTCGATACCGATACCAACCCGTTGAAAGAGCAGAGCACTGAGTCTCCGTTCTAATTAAAAGTTTCACATAAGGGGAGGGCAATGCTCTCCCCTTTTTTAATACCAAAACCATATGGCTAAAGTCAGCTATGCCGACCTCACGGGTCGTATAGATAACATTCGTATGAACAGGGTCAAGCAAGGCTATGACTTTGGACATCACAAACTAGACGAGTACCTCCGTTTTAAAAGAGGTAATTTCAATATCATTTTAGGGCATAACAACGTAGGTAAGACTACTACTATTCTTTACTTGATGGTATTGCAGTCAATGAAGAATAAACTTAAATGGCTCATCTTTAGTAGCGAGAACACTCCAGAGAGTGTCGCTATAAAGATTGTGCAATTCTATTTAGGTAAGACTATCAACAAGGTTGAGGAGGATGAAATGCAGAAGGCTATGCGTTTTATTATGGGTTACTTCATCATTATTGATGCCGATAAAAAGATGTACTCTTATAAGGATTTGATAGAGGAGGCTACCGACATAAACAGCGAAGAGGGTATTGATGGTTTTCTTATTGATCCTTATAATTCTTTAAGAAAAGAACCTAAGATGTTTCAGTCTTTAGGTGGCCACGAGTATGACTACGAGGTGGCTACAGCTTTGCGTAATTGGGCGAAGCAGAATAAGGTCAGTGTGTGGGTAAACACTCACGCAGTTACGGGTGCATTAAGAAACAAGTATCCTGCACAGCACGAGTACGCAGGAATGACTAAGCCCCCTAGCGTAGGTGATGTTGAAGGAGGCGGTAAGTGGGGAAACCGTGCTGATGATATGTGGTGTATTCACAGGCTGACGAGCCACCCAACCGAGTGGATGTACACACATATTCACTGCTTTAAGGTCAAGGAGACGGAGACGGGCGGAAAACCGACTCCGTATGACGAACCTATAATGATGCGTATGAAGCCAGGTAGCGCAGGGTTTGAGATTGACGGAGAGAGCCTGTTAGAAACTTCAGAGAAAGTTCAAGGCGGATTGCCATTTTAGCCGATACTTATACTATATTTATAAACGATGAGTGAAGAGAGACACCCTTTAGATAGTGACCGATGGCGTTATGCCGAGAGCAAGAGTATGACGTTGCTCTGGTTACGCACTAAGAATCAGCTCTTGACTGATATAGCCAACCGATTAAAACCTGAAGACCCAAACAATGAAGAGGATATGAATTTATTCTTAGATGTGTTGAGTGTGTATGGTGCTATGGATTCTGCCATTGATATGGTAGAGGAAGTGCAGCGTATCATATGGGATGCCCAAGCAAAGAATGCTGAGTTAAAGTTGACTATAAGAAATCTTAGCGACAGGGTATCTAAGTATGAGGCGCAGTTTGATGAACTAGATGAATACTTACGATGAAAGCAAGCATAATAGAATTACAGGAAGAATATAACCACTACGTTGATATTCACAACATACAGAGAAACAGACAGCGACCTAATGTAATGGCAAGATTTGCCTTTATGGTAGCCGCTAGAGAGTTGTATACAACCTTGGAAATAGCGAGGGTGACAGGTAAAGACCACGCCACCGTTATCCACGCCACGAAGTCCCACGAGATGAACCTACGCTTTGACAGCAGCTATATGAAATTGTTCAATGAGAGTTGCACGATTGTTGAGAAGCTACGAGGCTCAGAGGTAGGTAGTGAGAAGTGGCAACTTACGAAACACAACGCTCTTCTTCAGCAACGTCTTGACGAGTTGCGTGAGGAGATGTTGGAGTTACGAAATAAAGTGCGTGACAAAGACCGCCTAATAAAAGAAATGAAAAAGGAATATGAATTTAGCGATTGATGTAGCACCACTAGCAGGTTTAATAGTAGGAGTTAACTATTGGAACTCCACGATGGATGAAGACTTTCAAGACCCCAAGTACCACTCTTTGCAGTTGTGCTTCGGGGTCTTGGCCATTGTAGTCACTTGGTCTACAGAAGGAGAAGGAGAATGAACCTATTAAATTTACTTGCCGCATACCATAAGGAATGGATTAAGATGGCCTATAAGTTTGGTGCAGGTGCTTATGCCGAAGACATTGTGCAAGAGATGTACCTCAGGCTTAATAAGTACGTTGACGATCCAGAAAGAATTATGTACGGAGATGAACCCAATAAACTATTTATTTGGGTCACTCTTCGTAATATGGTAAGGAAGTTTCAGGATAAGAAAGACCTCTTAGTTTTTGTTGATGAGTACCACGACCACGATGAGTTCAGTGAAGAGTTGGGTCGTGAGAATGAGGAGAGTCTTGACCGCTTTCTAGATACGATATTTGATAAGGCTAGAGAGATGCATTGGTTTGACTACAAGATGTTCGAGTTGTACCACACGACAGATTTATCAATGAGAGACATTGAGAAGGAGACCACCATCAGCTTGAGAACAATTTTTACTACACTAAATAAAGCAAAGGAGTATGTCAGAGAAAACCTCTACGAAGAGTACGAAGAGTACAAAAAAGAAATCCTCAACTAAGAGTAAGGGATTAGGTGACACTGTTGAGAAGATCACAGAAGCCACAGGGATAAAGAAAGCTGTTAAGATGTTCACAGAGGCTACGGGTGTCGATTGTGGGTGTGATGAGCGCAAGAAGAAACTAAATGCAATCTTTCCGTACAAGCATACCGAATGCTTGGAGGAGAAAGAGTATGAGTTCTTAAAGGACTTCTATGCGACATTTAACGGTACGAACGTGCCAGAGAAGTACACACGACCTTTGGCAGAGATTCACGCTAGGGTCTTTAATCATAAGTTTGATATTCCTTGTAGCTGTAGCCCTAAGACTTGGAAGTCTTGGATAAATGATTTGAGAAAGGTATACACTGAGTATGACCGAGGATAAACTTTTTCTCATTATCAAGGCTTGTTTTATAGCTGACCTCGAACAGAGTGGTGAGCAGTATTCTAGGTATGACTGCTTCAGCAAGAAGTGGAATATGGATATTGAATTGAAGTGCAGGAGAACGCACTACGATGACCTACTGATTGAGAAGGACAAGTATGATGCTTTGATTATGCGAGCAGAGAAGCACGGCACACTACCTTTTTATATTAACTCAACACCTGAAGGCATCTATGCTTTTAACCTTGGAGAGATAAAGGATATTAAATGGGAAATGAAAGGGGGTCTCCCCAAGACCACCGATTTCCCTGACAGAAGAAAGGTGGTCAAGGAGGTGGGATTCCTACCCATTACCCTAGCAAAAAAAATAAATGAGGACAATTAGCTTTTAGATTGTTAACTATTTTGTGTATATTCGAGCATAACTAAATTTTATGCTTATGTCTAAAAGAGTATTTACACGAAAGGAAAACATTGTTTATGGTGGTGCTGCATCCCTCCTGGTTCTGATTGGGATCACAGGAATGCTAGCGTTGTATGAGTTGATTGAGAACCTATTTAATCTACCTGTATAATGGACTATCTAGACAGAGAACTTGCAAGTTATCAGGAGTACCACGATGCTACCTGTGAGATATGTGGTGAGACTAGTTATGACGATTGGCAGTGCAACTGCTGCCGAGAGTGTAGTAGTTCTTCTTGCGAATGTGATGATGAAGATATTGTAGAACGTCAAATACAATTACAGAAATGATGAACCACACTGAAGCGATTTACAAGGCACAGATAGTATTTGAGGATGCCTTAACGGACAAGGAGACGATAGATGAACTCCTAAAAATAGATGCATCCCTATACACTAACCTAGGGATAGACAGCACAAAGGCGGAGCTAGCTTCTACAAAGCGAGCCTCTGCCTTTATTTATAGATTGATAAAAGGCATTGACCCTGACAAGGGGCAACGCTTTTTGCTTGCAATGGGATTAACCAAATAGAATATATATGAAAATCAGAATGCTAAACGGAGAGGAGCACGACCAAAGCTACCTCGTAGAGAAAGCCCACGATGATGACTTCTACTATGGCTACCTAGGTAAGGTGGCTTTCAGTAGCAGCAATTTAAAGAAGCTACTCGATAGCCCTAGAACGTACTATAATCTAATGCAGTACGGGGAGGAGACTAACAGCCAAGCCCTACGGGATGGTAGGCTCATCCACACAATGATACTAGAGCCACACAAGATAGATGAGATGACGTTTATTGATGTGGCTAGTAAGAACGCTAAGAAGTGGAAAGAGGCGAAGGAGGAACATCCCAACCACTTACTCTACACTACAAAGGAGCGTAAACTTGCAGAGCGTATGACTGAAGCCCTGTTCAAGAATCACCAAGCGGTAGAACTTCTAAGAGATGCCTCATTTGAACAGCCTGCCGTTGACTACATAGAGGGGTATCCTTTCAGGGGTAAGGCAGACATCATAAAGAATGATGGTACTATAATTGATTTGAAGACATCTTCTGACCTCAGGAACTTTGTGTATTCAGCAAGGCATAAATACTCTTATGATGTTCAGGTGTATATCTACTGCCGTCTGTTCAATGTAGACTACACCAAGTTTAAGTTCTTGGTCATAGATAAACTAAGTTGTGATGTAGGGGTGTACTCAGTCTCTGAGGATTTCTATAACAAGGGAGAGGAGAAGGTGATGTACGCCCTTCAGCAGTACAGCGACTTCTTCGAGGATCGAACTCTTGAGGAGATTCAGCAAGAGGTGAATAACTATACCATTAGCGGAGAGTTGTGAAAAAGCACACTAAGATATATATGGACTATTTCGGATATGTCTTAGATGACTTTATAGGGTGTGAGGTTTGCGGCTCTAGGGCCGTAGACATTCACCACATAGACAATAGAGGTAGTGGAGGCAGTAAGTCAAAGGATGTCATAGAGAATCTAATGGCGGTCTGCCGCCCTTGCCACTTGAAGTACGGTGACTACCCAGAGCACAAAGAGATGTTACAAACCATTCACAAGAAACTACTATGAACAAGATGAACCAATTCCTACGCATTGCGAATGCGAGACTAAAGAAGGTGTACCCTAACAAGCAACAGAGAAAGGCTTGGGCAGCGAAGATGTACGCACGATGGATAGAAAGACAAGGGTAATGTTTACTCTAGTGTACAAAGTAAGGGT